TCAATCAGATACTCAGCAGGCTTCTTGGCGAACTTCTCACGCTCAGTGGTGTCCAGATACATGTAGTTGGCCCACACGGCGAATGGATTCGTGCCGAAATAATTGGCGTACTGGGGGCTGATGGTGAAGTCCAGGCGGACCTCGTGGTACTGCAGGGCAATCAGGGGCAGGTACAGGCCTGGGTTGCGGTTGAAGAAGAAGATCAGAGGCAGGTACACATAGCTCGTGGACGTCTGATTGACGTTATTTGGCACCGGGGACGACGTGAGCTTTCCGTAATTCTGCTTCTTGGTGTCGTCCAGGAAAACCTCAGCGTACAGGCGGAACCACAGCTGGTAGTGCTTGTCAATAGACTGGCCGCCGATAAAGAGCTCCACGGAGGTGAAGGCACGCTCAGCCACCCAGCACATGTCGCTGACCACGTTGTTACTCGTGAGCTGGCCGGCATTGGCGGTGGTGGGCTGCAGCACGACGAACATGTCACCGACGAGGTCTCCTGAGCGAGCCAGGGTCACGGACGCCAGGCCACCGGCGGTCACGGCACCGGACACAGTCTGCTGGCTTGTTTCCATTGCGAAATTGGTGTGACGCTTGTAGGCTGTTTGGAAGAACGTCACCTTGGGATCTCCGGTCAGGTACACGTCTTGGGCACCGTATGCGACAAGTTGCATCAGAGCGCCGGCAGGCATTTTAATATACAGTGCGAAAATATTCACGCCAAGAAAGTATCACGAGATAGTACAATGTCTCGTGCCCGTATGCCAATGCCACCCCCTATGGAGGAGCCCGAGGAGGAACTTGATGAGATGGATGAGGAGGATGATGAGATGGAGGAGGGCATGGATATGTTTGAGGCGCTGGGTAACCTGCTTGCGACCGAGGAAGGCGAGACTATCGCTGAAATCAGCAAGCGCCACGCTGATGCGGCTGAGAAGATTGCTTTGAATCTTGAAATGCAGAACAAAATTCTAGTGAAAATTCTGAGCGCCGTCTCCAAGCTCGCACCGGCGCCAGTCGAGACCGGAGTGATCGCCCCCGCTTAAAAAAGTCTCGCGCAGTTTTAGTAATGGCAACCAAAGGTACCACACACAAAAAGGCACCACCTCAAGCCGATGGCAGTGCTTACCAGAAAGAAATCAATTCGTGGACACCCGAGGACCTAAACTCAAAGTTGAATGACTGTGAAAAGAATTTACATCTTGATTTGCAAAAAGAAGACAAGCGCCAGGAAATCTACAACTTGCTCGCCGCCAAATGGCTTCCGGTGAGCCCCAAGCGAGACGAATATGGACTTCCCGTTGATATTGACAAGGATGACGCTGAACGGATGCTTGTGAACAAGCGCCGAATCGTTGACATCTGCGGGTTTATGCTCGCACGTGCCGAACTCCTTGAGATTTCTCAGACGGAAACCCAGGACATTAATGGTGACAAGATGACCTATGAGCGCCGTATCAAGCGGTTCAAGGAGGCTTACAAGAAGGTGGTTAACAAGTTTATTGAAAACGATGCCGAGTTCAAGTTTTACAACGCGCCCCTCGCCGAGAGCCCTGATGTGGACTTTGACATTGGTGAGGCGGCGAGCTCATACCAGAGTCTTTTGATCCATCTCTTGCGGCAGGCGTACAAGCAGGGGTTCCGCAGGTATCGTGATCAGTGCTGTAAGGAGATTTACAACACGCGTGCGTGGCGACCAGTCAAGGAGATCAAGGACTTTGTTTATGATGAGACTCAGAAGGAGGATAACGTTGAAATGTGGATGAATCTCACGAATCGTGGAAACATGGCGCATGACGTCATCCGTCATTTGTCAAACTGCAAGGATATCCAGTTTCAGGAAATCAAAAAGGACCGCCACGTCTGGTCGTTTCAGAACGGCCTCTTGGACGCCCGACCGATAGATGAGAACCGAGACCCCACGACTGGAGCTTTTGGGTTCAATTTTTACGAATACACGACCAAGGAGTTTCATGAGCTTGACCCGCTGCTCGTGAGCTGCAAGTACTTTGACTTGCCGTTTGACCCGTATCACAACCTCACCGACTGGTATCATATCCCAACGCCTCATATGCAAAAGGTTATGGACTATCAGCGATTTGATGAAGATGTGTGTCGGTGGCTCTACGTCTTCATGGGGCGGCTGTGCTTTGATGTGAACGAGTTGGACGGCTGGCAGATTATTCCATTTCTCAAAGGAATTGCCCAGTCTGGAAAGTCCACACTGATCACGAAGGTGGCCCGCAAGTTTTACGAGTGCGAGGACGTTGCGACGCTCTCAAACAATATTGAAAAGAAGTTTGGGCTTCAGAGCATTTACAAGGGGTTCATGTTCATCAGTCCAGAGATCAAGGGTGACCTGTCACTTGAGCAGGCTGAGTTTCAGTCTCTGGTGTCGGGTGAGGATCTTTCAGTTGCGCGCAAAAACGAGACGGCTCTTAGTGTGCAGTGGAAGACGCCTGGAATTCTGGGCGGAAATGAGGTGCCTAACTGGAAGGACAACTCCGGGTCCATCCTCCGTCGTCTCGCGACTCTGAACTTTGGCCGGCAAATCGCGGCCGACGTGGCCGACCCGCATTTGGATGCCAAGTTGGAGACTGAGATGCCTGCGATTCTGTGCAAGTGTCTGCGGGCCTATCTTGACTATGCCCACAAGTACGCTTCTAAGGACATCTGGAACGTCCTGCCCAAGTACTTTGCACAGGTCCGAAGCCAGGTGGCGACCGTCACAAACTCCTTGCAGCACTTCCTGTGCTCGGAGAAGTTTCGGTTCGGCCCGGACCTATTTGTTCCCCAACGCGAGTTCATTGCGCGTTTCAACCAGCACTGCAAGGAGAACAACTTGGGCAACTTCAAGTTCAACCAGGACTTTTACGCAGGACCGTTCAGTGCGCGCGATCTGGAAGTACGTGTGGATTCAAAGATTTACAACGGGAACGCATACTCTACCCAGCCTTTCATTTTCGGTCTAGACTTTTTGCCCATGGAATAAAATATAGGAAAATAGTAATGGACCCGCTCGCCGAGCAGGAGCGTATGCAGCACGCTCGGATCGTCAAGTTTCAAAAACTATGGCGATCCAAGCGCGTTTTTTCAAATAGCCAAGGAAGCTGGAAGGTTTCGCCCTCCACCCTCACGGCCAAAATAGTTACATTTAAATTGCCGACCAATTTTCTTTCAGTATTTCAGTCGGCTCCTAAAGGTTTCTCCGAGATTATGGGATACAAGACCACGTTCAAGAAACCAGTCGTCCGGTGGGACAATGGACGGTGGATAGGTGACGCCGAGGGTGTCAATAAGGTCGTGGCCAAGAGAGGTCAACAGACCATCGTCTTTACAGACAAGTACTTTGACGTCATGGGCCTCGGCAACTACGAGGAGGCCATTTTGGCGATCGTCCGTAACGGCTGGGCCCCAAAGTTCCTCGCACAAGCGCCACCAACCTACAAAAAGATTGATGGAATTTTCTACGTGAATAAACCATTTGTCCTTGAGGATCTTAAAGACGAGCTCACGAAGCTCCCGGCCACCTTGCGCGAGTCTGTGCGATACACGCCAGAAGCGAGTGTACCCGCGGTGGTGCTCAAGCTCAAGAGCCCCAAATGGACCTACCAATTTTTCAAGAACGGCACCGTCCTTTTCACGGGCATCAAAGATCCGTCCGAACGTGAGGCTCCCAAACAACTCTTCAAGGAGTTTTTTACTAAATATGACGTCGTGCCGTTTTTGGCGTTCAATATGGGGTCATCCCCTGGGATAAAGAAACCCACAAAGGGCGGGAACTCCAAGAACAAAAAGGCCAAGTTGGCGAATCGGTACCCGCTTGCCAGCTCTTGGAACGCCAAGCCCCCACACGGCTTCTATGTGCGTCCGGGAACCAACGGCAAGCCCCGTCTTTACAAGTGGCGCAAGATGGAGAAGGAGATTCAGACGGGAGAGATGCTGAACCGCGGCGCCATGGGTCTCGCCAAGAAAAACGCGGTCATGGTCGCCAAGGCCTATGCCAATGTGGGTGTGAACGTTCCTGCGCACACGCGCAAGATTTTCAGAAATCTAGGCATACCGATAGAAGAGGCTGCGGAGCGGCAGGCCACTCCCGCCACCGCCCACAAGAACCGCCGCGCGCCGAGCTGGAATGCGACCAAGCCGGGCTTTTACGTGCGTCCTGGACCAGGCAAGCAGCCGTATTGGTTCGCAATTCCGGCGGGTTTGGCATCTGGACGCAAGACTGTGATAAAGACGTACATGGATGCGGGCCGCAACATACCTGCGGCCGTCAGGGCCATCTTCAAAATTCCCGCCAACGTCAAGACGAACGTTGTGACGTTCGGCAACGAGGCTGTCAAGCCGGGTCTGCAGCACTTGGTGACCATGGGACTGAACAAGATACTGCGCATCAATAATCGCCAAGCGACCCGTCTGACCAAGGCGGAGCTTTTGGGCGTGGCGCGCAACATGGGCATCGCAGAGGCGAACGCCAAGATGACGCCAACAAACCTCGTGGGTCTTATTCAGAACAAGGCGGGCGTTTACAAACCTATACGGAACGCCAATCTGGTCGTCAATGGCGTGTACTATCGCCTCATGAATAATGGTCGTGTGGAAAAGACGACAAGCAAGGGTGTGCAGACCAGGCGTGCGTGGGCTACTCTCCCTGCTGATGAGCAAAACAAGATTGCCAAGGCTCTTTTGCCCTCTAATTTACATACAGAATTCAACGCCACCGCAAAGAATAACAAGTTCAATACGCTCAGAGCATATATAGCAGGAAAGAAGCCAGTGGCGAAGGCGCCGAGCCCACCAAGAAAGGCGACGCCGAGCCCGTCATCTGCTGGATCAAACAATAATAACTTGAATGCTCTGGAGTTTGAGTACGCGGCGCGACTAGGCGAAAACCTCGGGAACATGTCACGCACCGGCAATGAGGGTCTCTTTATGAAGATCTATGGCAAACTGCCAATTGGCGCGCGAGGAAAGCCCCTCAAGGCGAACATTAACCGGGCCTACAAGAAATTCGTCAAGGAGACTCTGTCCAACCGCGCCAACGAGGCGCCCAAGGCGCGTTACATGGGGAGAATTCAGGTTCCAAATTGGATGCCAGCCAACAAGGTTCAAGCTTATAAAAACTTGGTGACTCGCCTAGCATTTCAGAAACCCAAACCCGCTCAGAAGAATATTAAAGAGGCAATCAGAGGATGGATAAACCGGGAGGTGCCCTTGAGCCCTGCTCGTGCCGCGCGCGAGGTGGAGAACGCCATCACGGGTGAGAAGCGTGTCATCCCTGCTCACGTGCCCAAGCCTCGCAAGACACCCAACATTCCCAAGAGAACACCTCCACCCAAAAAGAGCCCCAAGCCCAAAAAGTACAACGCGTCAAAGAGCCCGCGGCTCCAGAAGAATTACGCCCTTCCCGCCAACCGCACTGCAATTCAGAACCTAAATAACGCCATCACAAACTTGGGACTACCCACAGGGGCCAAGAATAAGTACACTTGGACAGGTTTGACCAAGGCTGGACTCAACAACAAGTTCCGTAACAACTGGCTCAAGTATGTTGCAGTTAACTAGACGCACTTCAATAGGTCAAACACTTTGTGCAACATGTTGAACAGTTCAATTTTGTTTTGAATTTGCGAGGGGTCAACAATTTCCATTTCAATTTGATAGGTGGTGTCATCGTCAGAGTCCTTGTCATCAGGGGTGCCCTTGACGATGGTCATATCAATCACAAGGTTCTTCCGTACAAAAGACCAACGCTCCTTGGTCTTTTGCTTGGTACTCGTCTCTTCCCCATCATACTCAAAGGGCACCTCCGTGCTCACTCCCAGCCGTACGTCAAGAGGCTGATCATCCAGCGCCATGTCATCAACCTTGACACGAGTCTTGATTTGACCAACCTGCTCGTCAGTCTCCTCATTGACTGTGAGGCGCTTGGAACCTGAAAAGTAATACACCGTAGAATTGGAGTGATTTTTGGACTCCCAGCCGTCGTACTTTTCAAGGGCCCGCAGAGCCTTTTCAAAGCCGTCACGACCGACGTTCGTGTCAAACTTGTTGCCCGCCTTGCGGCCAAAACGGATTTCAATCTCAATATTAGGCTTGGACTTGTGTTGGTCAATGATTGACTCCCACTTGTCAAAGAGAGGCTTGGCCATGGGATTGGCGACAGATGCGATATTCATTTATAGAAGAAAAGCGTGTATTCTCTAAGAGGATGCGAGGTCTTTGGAACCTCGGAAACACGTGTTATTTCAATACTGCTGTACAGTGCCTCGCCCACGTCCCGCCCCTCACGAAACACTTTTTTACAGAGGAGTACGAGGGCCCCTGTGACGTCACGAAAGAATACCAAAAAATAGTTCAACAGTTGTTTCTTAAAGGAAAGACGGACCCCGTGAGCCCTAGTGACCTCATAGGAGCTTTCAGGGTGAGATTTCCGGTATTTGCAGACGGGCAGCAGCACGACGCCCAGGAGGTTATTCTACACCTCATTGACGTTTTTGAACAATCCCTTGGCAAAGAGTTCATCATGGACCTGTTCAACGGAACAGAGGCGCAAGAGACCATGTGGGAAGATGGCATGTCCACTATCCGCACACCTTTCACGACTCTTCTGTTGGACGTTTCTGAACCGTGCAGACTGCAAGACCTGTTGGAAGATCGGGTTGAACCTATTCCTATTGAAAATTACAAAGACGATAAGGGGAGGACCTATGAGACGGCGATGGTTCGCAATCGTATAGAGAAATGGCCAAAGTTTATAAGCTTTTCATTTTCAATGTACGATTACAAATTTCCTATTGAAATTCCTCTTGAATTTGAGGGGCGTAAACTATTTGCTTGCGTGCTGCATCAGGGACACAAGAACGGGGGACACTATGCTTTGCTTGTGAGAAGATTTGATAAATGGTATATCAAGGATGACGAAACTGTGCGCGAGGTCCCTCAAATACAGAGTCTCCGAGGCGAGTTTTACCTCGCGTTTTACAGGCCGGTGAACTCGTTAAGTTGAAAACGCATTGAACTCTTTGAGTTCAATATTTTCCCGGATGTTGATTATTGTTCTAAAATAGGTGCGCCTATTGTTGGCGTGGGTCTTGTCGCTTCGGACCTTTTCCACGACCCACCCCAAGTCGCCGTACCCACACTCCACTATGACACCGTCAGGCAGGTCTTCTCTGTACCGGATATGCAACTCAGCCTCCTTGAACGGCACCCCACGATCCTGTACAAAAAGATCACGTCCATTTTTCAACTGAAAATCAATAGTGATACGTTCTCTAGGTTTCCACTTGAACATCGTCTCGTGAGTACCCATGCGTATAGGCTCCTCCACAGGTGTGAAAACCAACCCATCAGTCTCATAGTCAAACGAATTTAGATCCGGAAATGACTTGAAGTCTCTCAAGTCGGTCATGGTTTTGACCTTGATCTCAAAGGGGGCTTGGGCAGTTTTGATAATACCCTTGATAACCGCCCTTGCTTTTTCAAGTCTCAAATTTAAAGGAAAATTCAAAAGGCTCTCACCCTTGGTGATCACGGCGTCATAGACCATGAAGCCCCACTTTTTGTTTTTAAATTGTACAAGTTCACCATCCAAGAGGGTATCCTTGGGGACCCTGATCTTCACAGGCTCACAGTGAAAGGCCCTATTTACTATAAACACACCGCCTTCAAAAGATACTAGGAAGTGACGAACTCCATCCGTCTTTTCACACACCAGATACGGTTGGCGTTTGAGGAGAGGGAAGTGTCTCCGTTCTATGGAAACGGGTTGAGGTCCCGGAAATCTCTCAGGGTCTGAAGAGTTCCAGACCTTTGAGATGAATTCCTTGACCTCCATTTTGGTTGTAAATTATAAGAGTCTATTCTCTAAGGCGTCAGTTCAACCCCTGCCGCCTCAAGGATATTTCCAAAACATTCATGGACAAAGTGGCACACCACGATTGCCTCAGACGCGACACCAATTTTAATGCCCAAATTCCGGAGGGTCGCGAACATTGCTTCGTTGTCGTCATAAGGAACCTTAATGGTTTCCTTGCCTCCACGAAGCTTCTTGTCAACAGGCTTGGAGTCCATGACCCACACGCGCGCCTCGGTCTTTTCGCACTCATAGAGACCGTCTGCGAGCTTCCGGCCGACGGTCGTATCAAACTCTAGACCCCGCTGACCGCTATTCTCAGATGACCCCGCGCGCGTCTTCTTTTTGAAGTTTTCCCAGTTGATACCCTCCTTGACTGATGGGAACACGAGAATCTGCACACCCTTATCAAAAGGGTCAACAACCTTGCTCAGAATTTCATTATTTAAATTTGTGCCATAATCCATCCAAAAAATACGCTCACCGGATTTCATGAGCTTCGGCAGTGTGGTCTTGTCCTCCACAAAATGAACTTCCAGATGCATTCCTTTCATCATACACAACATATGGATGTTCATGGCGGTATGGAGGGTCGTGGCGCTAATAGACTTGTTTCGCGTGACCATACATACGTGCAGAACCGTCATTAATATTTATGGGAATTTAAGCCTTAAGCCTATCCTCAAGTGATCCTTGAAACCGAATATTTCCCACGTGACCTAGAACGGTCAAACAGTCGGCGAAAATCTGGCCACCCATCTGCTGCCAACGGCGACAGAAAGCATAGTCTTCCGACAAGTAACGACGGCTCACCGGGTCAATCATACAGTCAAACACCGCCACGTACTCGTCAAGATCCTTGTTCTGATGGTCATTCACACAATTCAGCTCCGGATACTTGGCGAACATCTTTGTGAACACGTCACGCTTGATGAGCATGAAACCGGTGGGGCCGTCCAGAACCTCCGCGAACCCATCCTTGATCTGGGTCTGCTGGTACCGGAAGTTCATCACAAGAGATGATGCGACGCGCGCAAGATCACGGCCCTCCTTTCCGGTCTTGACATAAGCCTCGGCTTGGTCCCACATCACACACTTCTTGGGATAAGCGGCCACGGCAATTTCATGGTCGGACTTGATGAGGCGAATCACAGACTCGGGGTCAAAGTGAACATCTGCGTCAATAAACAAAAAGTGGGTCGCCTGCGTCTTCTGGTAAAAGCGAGCCACTGCAAGGTTACGGGCACGGTGAACGAGTGACTCATTCTCGGTCGTGTCAAGCATCATCTGCATCCCATGGGCCGCGCAGGTGCGTTGGAGACGAAGCATGGACTCGGCATAGGCCTGCAGGCACACGCCTCCATAGCAGGGTGTGCTTACGAAGAGGATAACCTGGCTCATTACAAAAAAATTGCTCAAAGTCCTTAACTATTCAAAATAGCCTCAATCTTTGATAATGTGGGTACGGAAATGTCGCAGATTTTACAAAGGGTCTGTCGGTCCGGCGCACCCGCCACCCCTTTGAGAACACTCGCTATGACCGCGCACGCGATCGCCTTCGGTGTCCGACCCATGAGCTCCACCTTGTCCTCCAAGGACTTGCACTTGGCAATGACCTTCATTTTCAGCTTGCCACGCTCTCCATCGGATATGGTGGTTATCTCGTTGAAAAACCGGCTCACAAGATCAGCCGGTGTGGTGATGTGGACGGTCGTCTCAGGAAGCTTCTCCTGGTACATGTCAAATGTTCGGGAGATGTCGCGTGACGGAATTCCAAATGCCTCGGCGATTTCATGGGTTGTTCGGGCCACGTTGAACTCACGGCACGCCTGAAAGATACAGTTGGCCTTGATACCGCTCCTGACTGCGCCGCGAGTCAGGACAGCCTCGTTGAAAGCTTTGTACTTGATTTTAGCAGAGTACATTACAACCTCCGGAAGCTTTAGGATGGTTTTGCCAATGTGATCAAGTTCTGCATAGGCGTGAAACAGGGCGCGGTCTCGGTGATTCATGGACGAGTGGTGGTTGATCCGCGCAAGACGCTTTTGAGCCGTCGGCCCCCACTTGGGGACGGTCATGAAGGTCGTCTGGGACCAGGCGGCCGAAAAGTGATCGGTGTTCGTTGGGACGCCAACGCGCGAAGGATCTGCGCCAGCCTCGGCACCAGAACGCCACTCAGGCTCGTCAGATATGTATGAATCGTCCACCTTTCCACAGACGGTACAGGTTGGCAGGTCAATCTCCAGGCCGTCAAAAGCCTTGAAGCCGCCACAGGAACAAAAGTACTCGGATTCTTGCCGAATGATTTCAGAAGTGTGGGTATTTCGCAAAATGTCAAAATCATGCCACGCTTGTGAAACCTCCATTTCTCGTGCCCACCTTTGGGCACCGCGCCCACCTGGCCTGAAAAAAACACGTTTTTTTAGTAATGAGCGCTCCAGTCGTTGATCACGTGAAGCGCACTGTTATTCAGGACATCAAGGCCAAGTCCCCCTTTAACATCTTCAACATTGTGGCTATTGTTGCCGTTCTTGTGATTGGTTACTTCCTGTACAAGAAGTTCACCGAGAAGTTCCAGAAGGGGGCGATCAAGATCCCAGATATTCTGGCTGCCAAGCCAACCTCAGCAGAGGCGGCCCCTACAGTTATTGAGGCGGTTGCCGCAGCTGACGCCATTCCAGAGCCAGGTGTGAAGGAGGAGTAGCAACTGTCCTCGGATCACAAGTCCTACGGAGGCTTCGCCGGCGGAAACTCTCCGAGTTTCCTTGGTCTCACTTCCAAATAGAATCAACTACGAACCAATCCAGGCACTTATCAGCATCCATATACACGTCACGCTTTAGCAGTTTTTTCAGGTCCTTCTCAGGGATCTTGGTTTCGCGCGTATAAATATCCTTAAATCGCTCCATAAATTGGGACAGATTCTCCATCTGATCCTTGAAATCCTCAAACTTCCCCCAGGTTCCGTCCATATTGAGTTGATGAATCAATACGTACGAATTCTCAGTCATGTGCCGAGTCCGGCCACCTAGCAGGATGAATGTAGCTGCAGACGAGCACACGCCGTCAGCGATGGTCCTGATCTTGACAACCTTGTTTAGCGAGCGAATGCAGTCCATGGCGCTCAGACCAGAGTGGAGATCACCACCGTCGCTCCGAATCCAGATGCGAATTTCAGGCCGGCCCTTGACGCCAAGGTCAAGGTGCTTGTGACGCATCTCCAACGCGAGCTTCCGGAGCTTCATGTTGAGCTCCAGAACCGTCGTCTCACACACTTCACAGTGAAAATACACATCAGCCCCCTGAACCTTGACGAAAGACTCCTCCTCAGACTCGTGACAAGGGCAGCTCATTTCTTACGTAAACTACTCGCGCAGCGTTTAAGTCAACTCTTTTTTTAGGGCCGAAAGATTCCTCACTTTGATCTTGGATCGCATACTTGTTTTTATATCGTACGTAAGGTGATTCATCACATCAAGGTCCTGTGACTTGAGACCATACTCTTTCAGTATTTCTACGTTCCCGTGCTCTGCATAGTCGCGCAGCATCAGAATCTCGTCCATTGAGAGATGCTTACCCGGTACGCGTTGAGCCACCGTCTTGAGACGCTTTTCCCTCGCACACGCGCTTTGATACTTGGTCCAGACGGACCCGGGGCGCAAGGGGAGCTTGAGTGTGTGTCCAATTTCAACTGCCGGGAGTATGCACCCCGTCAGGTTGTAATATGGGTACAGGTCCCAATTTCCCTTGTAAATTGCCTCCTCAAAAACCAGAGCGTCACTCATGTGCCGTGTGATGGCTTCAATGTCACACTTTTTAGAGTCTACATAATTTTCATGTAAAATTGCAGCAACGTTTCCAGGTTCATGAACAGGATGACCTATGTACTTGCATGGATTCACAGAGGACTTGTTGGACACTAGGCTTTCTATAAAGTCCTTGGCCCCTTGGAACTCATCCTTTTCATCAGTTTTGAATGCGAGACTCTGTATAACAAAGCGCAGATCACCCTTTGACTTCCTGATCACCTCATCAGTGGCTGCAGGAAACAGACCCTTTATAGTCTCTTCATCAGGTACAGGGAAATCATAGATTGCTATTTCAAAATCAAATTTGATGGGTATCTGGGAAATGACAACAAATATACCATTGGTCGGGGGTTTGGTGATTTCCCTCAGACCCACAAGGTCATGGATGCACTCATACTCGTCTATAATCACAGAAATATTCGTTCCATGAATTTTGTCTAGAAATTGAAGGGTCTCTTGTTTGCTTCGGAGAATTTCAGCTGTGATTTCAATACACGGGTCCAGGGCATCGTGTACGGCCCACGTCTTTCCGATACCCGACTTGCCAAACACGCATACAGCTGGCCCGAGCTTCGTAAACTCGTGGCTAGATTTTTGTTGGGGTCTTTTAAAGTATCTATCCATGGAGGATGAAACCGAAGAATCTCTAAGTAAGCAGGTGCTCAATATGGTTCTTGAGAATAACGCACTAAGGGACACGGCGTTCCCTTTTATTACGGGCTATATAGTTTTTAACGTACTCATTTTGGCCCTACTGATTTACGTGTCTGTACGAATTTCTCTTCGTTAAAAGTATGGCAGTGACGCTACGCAAAGCGGACAACGGTGTGCACAAGTTCATGGCCATCTTCCCAGACGGCACCAAAGTACGGTTTGGTCTCAAAGGGTTTTCAGATTACACAATACACAAGGATTTCAATCGCATGAAGAGGTACGTTTCGCGGCACGCGGGATCTACAAGCGGGCTTCGTTCACGTAGGGAAAATTGGACGCGCTCAGGAGCCAAGACTGCTGGCTTTTGGTCGCGTTGGCTTTTGTGGTCCAAGCCCAACTTTGAGTCGGCTCGGCGACAAACGCAAAAGGTTCTTGGAAAAAAAATAATATACATAAAATAATATAATGATGCTCATACTTTCCATAGTGTTCCTGTGTCTGTCGGTGACCCTGCTTGCACAGGCGGCTATTACTATTTTCAACTACAACAAGGATAAGAAGGCCAAGGACCTGAACTTTTACTGGTCGTGCCTTGTGTTGGTGTTTTCCATAATCGGCGTCATGGGGAGCATGGTGGCTGTTTTTATGAATCGCGGTGCTGCTACGGGTGCCAGTGGGGCGGCGGCTGGTGTGCCCTCCTCGGCGGATCTGGGAGCCAAGCTAGAGGCGGCTCAGAACCTTGAGCAGGCGCAGGCCGAAGCCGCCAAGGTTTTCAACAAGTAAATTATACAGCGTGCAGATCAATAGTCGGTGTCTGCCCAGACGCCTGGCTTGACATCGCCGCGCTGAGGACGCGCATGGCATCGGGGGTACGGTTCGCATCGTAGTTCATCGTGCACCCAGGGGCGATGCCGATTGAGCCCGCCTCTGCAAACGCATCCTGATTGGCACCCAGGTACGCAAACGTCCAACCTTCCTTGGTCTTTTGTTCAATGAGATCCTTGATATGAGCCTTGGTGAACTTGTGACTAGCATTCTCTTGGCCATCAGTCAGAATAACGACTGATGGGTTTGAAGATCCCTTCCAGTCCTTGATGAGGCGACCAATGGCGTCAAGCAGAGCAGTGGAGCCACGAGGCTTGTACGTCTTCCGACACAGAGGCGCCACCTCATCAATCTTGGTACGCTCGTAAGCCATCTGATACTCGTGGTCAAACTGGATCAGGGTCAGAGTCCCACCGAACTGCTTCTGGTCATTCACAAATGAGTTGAAACCACCAATAGTGTCGTCCCAGCAAGATTCCATAGAGCCGGAGCAGTCAAGGAGGAAGACCCTATCAATGGATTGATGGGGGCCCGGACGGTCCATGTTTGTGTTGGTTGCCTCATCCTTATCCCACTCTCCATAGGCTTTCGCAAAACACGTTTTTTTGGTGCCCTACACTTAAAAATAAAATCTCCAGAACAAGTACCACTTGATGGTCGGCTCTGGGCGAGTTGGTCCCCAACTCCCCTCGGAATCCAACGATTCCTTTTACACTCTAAATATCTCTGTACTCAAGCATGTGTACAAAGAGTGGACCGAGGCCCTTCCCCATGTTAAACCGTATTATGCGGTGAAATGTAACCCAACACCAGCTATAGTTGAAGCCCTAGCCACGATGGGCTCCAATTTTGACTGCGCAAGTCGGGCAGAGATAGACCAAGTACTATCTCTAGGGGTTGAGCCAGAGCGAATTCTTTATGCAAATCCGTGCAAGCGTGTTGAAGATATCCGCTTCGCAAAAGAAAATGGAATAATGCGGACCACGTTTGATAGCGTGTGCGAGCTCAAAAAGATTGCGCGGGTTGGAACGGGGTTCCAACTCTTTTTGAGAATTAGGGCCGACGATCCATCGGCCCGGTGTAACCTCGGCATAAAGTACGGTGCCGAGGAACACGAGTGGGACGTGCTTCTGTTCACAGCCCGTACACTCGGCCTTGACGTTGTTGGAATCTCCTTCCACGTCGGGTCGTTTGCGTCTAGTCCGAACGTCTTTGAAGGAGCGGTGAAAACTGCGACGAGGGCACTGGACCTGGCTCGGGAACATGGGTACGACCCCCGCATCATAGACATTGGTGGAGGCTTTAGCTCCGCCCACGGGTTGCCAAAGACTATCAGTGCGCCCAAAGGTATCCAACTGATTGCCGAACCCGGCAGGTTTTTCGTAGAGCGTGTGATGGAGCTTCACACACCTGTGATCGGGACAAAAGGTTCGGGCCTCACAATCAGCGAGAGCCTTTACGGTGCTTTCAACTGCATCCTGTTTGATCACGCGCAACCTCAAGTCAAAGAGGTTCGTGACGAATTTGGAAACAAAATTGAGGGACAACCCATCAAACGAACAATATTTGGTTCTACATGTGATGGTGGTGACATAATTTATAAAGAATATGAGTTGCCCGAAGGAACCGATGACGGATCCTGGATCACGTGGACCAACATGGGGGCCTACACCTGTGCAGCCACCACCCGGTTCAACGGGATCCCGTTCAACGACCGTGAGATTATCTTGTGTTAAAAACGAGATCCGTCTAATTTACAATGGCAATTGAGGACATTGCAGGTCTTGCGATTTTCGCGGGAACGTTTATGATTCTCGCAGTTATCATGACGGCGTGTATGGAGCGCCGACTTGTGAAACTTGACAAAGTTGTACGGCTGATTGAGTCGGACAACAAGTATGTCAACTAAGGAATATTTTCCTTGTAAATTCAATGTGGCGAGTTGTCCAGATCGGCGCGACTCTTGGGATGCTCGGCCTCACAGGACTCGTCGTAGGTGCGGGCGTCGGTGTAGGGTACTATGTAGTTAAGGCGAATGAGTTTGAAGAACGTAATGAACATGGACGAGGCTAGGAAGATCTGGGGGGACGCGATGTCCGATGAGGACCTCAAAAAATGGCTAGAATTGAAGAACAAAATTGTACCCGATCTTGACGGCCACGTTCCCAAGGGCGCCACGATTGAGATTGACGAGGAGACAGGTAAAGCCGTCCCATCTGATAAATATTAAATGGAAAAGGTTTTTCTTAAATATTGCTTGGGTGCGTATGCATATGGTTTCGTCAGAACCGTGGCATACGCACCCCCTATGAAAAGGGACGAGTACTTGACCGATCGTGTGGGGAAAACGTTAGTTTTCACTATGTTATCCCCTTGGTCAGTTCCTAAATATATTTACATGGACATCAAAAACCTGGAACATTGTGCACGCAAGATGCCGGGGCCTATAGATCGTGATCCATGGTTATAAAGACGAGAGACGTACAAAAATCAATGAACTTCAACACGGACCTCAAGGACCTCAAGTCCATCTCGTACAAGTGCATCTTTGACAAGCCCTCCAAGATGTCAGGACGGGTCGCATCCGCCATCCTCTACGTGGTCATTCGTGCGGGTGAGATTATTGACTGGTGGTTTCCAGTGCCCAAGCTGGCCTAAAAACCCTGTTCTGTGACGGCCAAGGACCCCCTTGAAAACACGTCGGCTACCTAAAAATGGAGCGCCTTGTCAAGTTTGCAACCGTTCCTATCAAGTACGCGCCTAAGCGCAAGTTCCTTGAGTTCGCCAAGCCTCAGTGGCATAACAAGCTTGGCGAATTCAGTGATCCTGACATTTTGAGTTGGGTCGGCAACGTTTATCACGATAAAGCCTTCCCGACCCGCGAGGCCTTCAACAAGGCTTATGACGACGCAGCTGCAGTAGGGATGCGGCCCGCTCAGGGGGTTACATGGGGCAACAAGACTATGGTCATCACAAAGGAGGATGTGGCTAGTTTCGCAGAGGAGTTTGATGGCGGGGCGTTTTGCGGTTCGCAGATCGGGGCGCAGAAGCTGGTGACGAAGATGAAGGCCGCTTTAGAGACGGGCGAGAAAGTGATCTTTGTATATTGAAACGCATATTTTTCCCGATACCTATGGGCCTGAAGCCCATTTTGTTATAAAATCCACGAGCTTCTGGAACCGACTCTAGTGTCACCGTCTTTAGTCCCCTCATGCGCGCATTGTCTATTATACGCTCTATAAGCACCCTGCCTATTCCCTTCCCTTTATTCGTCCCTATAAGCCGAATGCGCACGTCACCTTTCTGATTTCTATGGTCCCGGTTAATCAGGGCGAAACCCACAAGTTTCCCTGTAGTATTCGTCACCGTATAGTGTCTAGAACTAAACTTGTAAGCCTCCTTGAACCAATTCTTATTTATAGTCGTCCGCACGAGTCTACGGGCGTTGCGTCGTAGACTCTTGTTGAGAAGTTTGTTGGGGCCTAGGATGGCCAGGTTGTTCATTACTTTAACCGTACACGATTTTCTGAGCCTTGTTCATGACCTCGGCGGCAGCACGTCCGTTGGGGCCACCAGCCACGGCGTGGAAGTGGTTGTTCATGCTATTGTAAATATTCATTATCTCACCGCGGGTCATGGCGACGCTACGGGAGTTCACACCCGCCTTGACGGTGTTCACGAGAGCCTTCATTCTGTTCAACTTTTTACGCAGCTCTTCAACGTGGTTAGTCATTTACTAATATTAAAGAAAAATATTTGGCTCTAGTAAATGAAGACTGTAATCATCATACTCGCCCTCGTCGTTATCCTTTTCCTCGTGTGGCAGAAGCCTGCCCGTGCCTCCACGAGCTGCCCGACAGGGTACGTCCCCTCCCCAGTCAACAGCACGTGGGCTGGGTGGAGCTACAACTGCCTGCCAAAGGGCATAGATTCGTCGCTCGTCGGTATCCCATCCGACACGTATGTGCGCCCCATCACGACAATTTACGCACCAATCATCAGCGACACAGGCCGCGCCCAGAGCCTGATGATGGGAACGCCTGCCGAGCTCCGTGAGTTCCCAGTTCAGCGCGACCAGAGTCTTTTTCCCAACTATAAGTAAATGAAGACTCTGTATATCGTTTTAGCCGCACTAATTGTCCTACTCCTGCTTAACCGTACTGCATCGGGCTACGAGCCACCCAAGTACATCAGTGAGGGGTTCATTGGTCTGTGCCCCCCAGGACAGATGCCCGCGTCATACACCACGGCGGGAGGCGCGTGCGTCCCATACTATTTTTAGATGTTACCCTTTTTTGTAGGAATTCTACGGTGCCAGATGACGGCATCTCCATCCTTCACATAACATGTGGACCCACGCCACTGTGAATCGTTCATAATGAGACTCACAGTGTCCCACATCTCATCTTCGTCGCGAAATCGCCCCATGGGTTCCATAGGCGTGTCACCATGCTCCAGCCAAATGGTCCACATTACAAAACTAATATCGCGAATCTTTATAGATAGATGAAGCGCCACCCACGCCACATCACAATTGGGACTCGCTGGCCCGAGCGCTACTTCAGTGGGTTGACCAAGTCGCAAAGTGTGAAGCGCGAAAAAGAGCTCCTCCGACGCAGACGGGTTCCCTACTCAAAATTGATGCTCGGAGCGTCAAACAAGGGTGGCACGAAGAAAAAGTCCAAGTGGACCCAGCAGTTCCACAAGGTTTACCCGGGCCTCAAGTTCAACAAGGAGGCGATCGCTAAACGCACGGGGATTTCCAGGTCCGTACTCAACACCGTGTATAACCGTGGTCTCAAGGCGTGGAAAACGGGTGGAAGCCGTCCAGGTGCCACAGCGCCTCAGTGGGCGGTTGCGCGCGTCTACAAGTTCGTTCTCGTGTCCAAGAAGAAAGCGCCCAAGGAGTGGTACATAACGCGCTTTGACCCCAACAACAATTTAAGGCGCCGGTGACGTCTCCTTCCCGTCCTCGCGCCTCCCGACGAAATACTCCTCAAGAAACTTTTCAAACCTCCGACCCTTCTCAGACAGCTGCACCAGACCTCGGTCTGTGTACCCAATGTCTTCAAAAGGATCAAACTTATTTTTAGTGAGAATATCCCACCTATCTCTGTATCGCCGGTCAGCAAAGGCGCCATGCCAGAAGTGAACGATAGTGCCGTTGACCCATGATACTTTAAAGAGCTTTACACGAGATTCGTAAATTTTCAAAAGAACCTTGTAATTTTCACTAATATTTCCAGGGAACGAGTGACCACCGAGACCTGCGAGTGCCATGGCCATGTGACGGTCACCCGAGCCAAGGATGGCCCAGTCTATCAGACCGCCCATGAGTTTGTACGCCTGACTGGTACAGGCCCACGCGTATCCGGTGTGCCAAAACCCGTACTTGTCTGAGGGTGTCCACTTCGTGCCACTCCCGATAAACATGTACGCAAAGCTCTTGTCTATTTTGAGAGTTTCCCCATTGGGACCCATGTTGATGGCGCTCTGCCAGAGCTGGACAACGTCAGCCGTTTGAAGCTCATGTATCGTTTCCTGTACCCAATTTTTATTCAAAAA